ACATAGCTCAGTTGGTTAGAGCATAGCATTCATAATGCTGGGGTCCGGGGTTCAAGTCCCTGTGTAGCCACCAAGTACTAAAAACGGCTTACCGAAAGGTAGGCCGTTTTTTTATGCCTGTAGAAAAGTGCTGAGGCATACTCCCTGTGTAAGCGCGCGTCGGATTTGGCACCACTTGACGCATCACTTGGCACCACTGGCTCAACCGGAACCACCAAATTTTAGCGAAAGATTTGGCACCTCAGTAGCCGGGGGCTTTCCCTATCGCGCGCCAATGAATCGTTGCCCCAAAGTTCACCGTATCGTTGAACAGCCTGTATTGCGTGTTGCTGACCGCGTAGGCACCCGCAGCGTTGGCATCAGCGTCTGTGGAGTTGGGCGTTACTTTGTTCCCGAAGCAGTTGTAAACCTGAGCAAACGGTGTTGGAAAGTCGATTGGCGCACTGACAGCATCTGCGCCTACGCTACCTTGCCCCCACTGCTCTAACACCCCCGTAGCGCTGTCCAACTTCCACCCGTTAACACCCAGCAACGCCGTGTTCTTGTTTTGCTTCGCGAGGTCAAGTGCGTCCAGTGCGGTTTGGATGGTCTGACGCAGTGAATTCAGGAGTGAATCGGTCGTAGTTTTGGTGTAGGCGTCGCCGATGCCATAACCGGCGAGGGTGATGGCATTGTTTGCTTTCCCGGACAGTAGAAAGTCAGTCTGATTTTTCGTGTACGCATCGATAATGCCGTACCCGGCCAATGACGTTGCCTTCACCGCATAGTTAGCAACCGCTGCCCGAATCGCCTTTAACACTTGAGTGTTGTCCTCAGCATCTAGGGCGGGGAGGTAAGCGAGGATGAAATGGCACAGCTCTTCCTGGACCAGGTTGAGCCATTCGGCTTTGACTGGAGTGGGAGCGACTCCGCCTGCGCTAGTACCATACCGAAAGGCGCCGCCAGGTGCCGTTAGGTCTGTGAAAGCAGATATTCTATCCATCAAACAAAACTCCTACGGCCCCGAGATTCGCCCCGTGCGCGCAAACGCGGGTATTGATCAGTTACTTGTTTCAGCAGTCGGTGGCGCCTTCAAACTCAGGCAGAGTTTTCAGGTACTCGTATGCCTGTTTGAACGGGTTTTCACCGTCCATGTCGTACCGTGTCTTGTGGTACACGTACGTCAAGGGTTCGCAGTTAGGCTCGGCGCATGTCTGAACGCTGAAGTTCATTTCCGCTTTATCTGCGCCCAAGGTAACCACTGCCACCGTGACATAAGCGCCCTTGACCTCTACGTTTTTGTAAATCAAATCCAGTGTAAGTGCCATGCTGGTCACCTCTTGAAGTTTAGATCGCGGTATTGCCGGCCACTGTGACCCAATCTTGCGAGGCCGGGCCTTTCGCATAGACCCATTGAGCACCACCGGTGCAGTCCGAACAGTACGCCAGTGCCCCAATTTGGCTGGCCGCGCTGAGCGCCAATAGCTGAGCCCGCGTAAAGCTGTTGAAGAACAGGCCCGCACGCAGATGCTGCATGCCGCCTGGGTTGTCGGTTTTTACGAGCTGGGTGATCTCTATTCCCGACGCCGTAACTATGTTGCGCTTGCGTACGTTTGCGGGCGTGTCGAAGTCGGTGGCCATGGGCTCAACGTTGGAGACCACACCGGGGTTTACCGAAGTCCTGCGAAGGACCACTCCAGTAGAGCTGGCAAGTGCAAAAGAACGCGTCATGTTCAGCGTAAAGTCCGAACCCGAGGAGGCGTCCCCAGTGATCGAAATTTCCCTGCCTGGGCGATCACCAATGGTTGTACCGCGCGCGAGCCTGGATGGGGTGCCACGGTCGTTGACCGCACGAGAAACGAACCCTAAGTTGAATCCGTTAAGCCCGAGAAACTCCCATAACATCTCGGCGGCATAAGCCTGGGCGGCGGCTACTGGATGGGTGCCATCGTCCGTCCCGAAGATGGTGTTCATATCGGCGTGCGTGCCCAAGAGGTGATAACTGTCGAAGAACAGATAAGACGCCCCTTTGTTGCCGCAGAAGCCCTTCAGGTAATGCCCGGACCTCATCTTGAGCGAGTCGTTTAGGGTTCTCGGTGTAGACCCGATGAACAGCTTGTCGGCATATGGACTGGACGTATCAAGAATGTCCACAAGATAGTTGAACGACGCATCAGCGGCTGCCCCATCCCCGAAGTCGTCATCCATCTCAAAGGTGATGAAGTCCGGGTTTATGTCAGTCAGTGCCGCCTGCCAGATCGATCGCCCCTGCGCGGATGCCGTTGCATCCGCCAACAACAGTCCGCCACGGTTCATGGCCTGATACACGTCGAGACCGGACACGCTGGTGTTGCGGGTATGCACAAAGAGTATGCGTACCGAACCGCCAGAAACGGTAGTCAACACGGCGCCAGTAGCAGCTGCTTGCGTGTAGGACAAAACGCCAAGACCAGTCACATCAGCGGCAGCGGAGACGGTTGCCACGACGTTACCGCCGACGGAAAGGTTCAGCGTGCCTGCGGAGGGCTCTTTGATGTAATACACCTTCACATCAGTAAAAGTTGGCGAAGATCCCGCACGCACCCAAAGCGCTGATGCGCCATCATTAAGACGACTGACAAGCCCGGTAGGCCAATACTGGTACTGCAGGGTTTCAGCAGTCACGAGCGAAGAGGTATTGATATAGAGGTCAAACCCTCCGGTGGGCGTCCCGTCACCAGAGCCTGTGCCAGTGCTATTGACGCCACTCATGTTAACCCCGCCCATCCGGCGATCCAGTGATGCGTTGAGCTGAAGCATTTTTGCCCCGGCCAAGCTGTCACCAATAATGACCACCCGCAGATGGCTGATAGCCGATGCTGCCGCAAAAAGCTTGCTGAACACTTTCCTCGGTTTTCGCAGATTCAGCTCAAGGGCCGCGCTGACAGTGGTGCCCTTGTCACCGATTAAACTCGCCCCTTTTGCGGCATCGTCTGCACTGGCAAGTTCCAACTGTAAACCCGCCGTTTGTTCCATAGACAAGCGGGCTTGCTTTGCAATTGTCGGCACTGGCCCCGACTCAGTAACTACATCAGTCGTGGCATCGCCATGAATATATTGATGCTGTTTTTCCGCCGCCCCTCGCGAAAGTTGAGCCGCTTCCGACAACTGCCCCGCGTAACTCTCCAGCGCTGAAATATCAGTCATCATCTTTCTCCATTCGCCCGAAGGGCTGCATAGCTTTGAGCAACTCAGCGGCAGCGGTGCTATAGCGGAACAATCCCAGCACCGAGACAAAATCGGCCTGGCTCAAAATTCTCTGCATGCTATCGATCCACGATGCCGGCCACTGCGGCGGGCACCACGTAATGAATGGCATTGAACAGTTGGTCCACTTTATCGACGATGCTCTCGACGACTTCTTTGCCGTAGCCGAACACCACGTCTGTATTGGCTGGTCGTCGACTGGTAATCCGAGACTCCATTGCCGCATTCGGGGATGCCAAAAGCGGCGCATTCACTCGCCAGGTAAAGGGCCAGTCGCCGGAGTAGACCGGGTCGCCCGCATTCAACAGGCCGACAACAGGTATTCTGAAGGTCTCGACAGCAGCCTCCACGCCAAACAGTGAGGCCATCCGAATGAAGTAAAGAATAGACTGACCGCCCAGGTCAGCCATGGCGGCCTCAACGGCCTGCACACGATCATCCATGGTGGCGCCGTCAGCAGGCCTGAGGTTGTAAACACGCTCCCAGTCGGAAAGGTAGTTACCCGCTGAGGCTGGAAAAATAGCGCCCCCGACTGCTTCCGATGCTGCTAGCGCGTCGCCTAGAGCCACGCTTTCGGCGGTGATTTGAGCCAGGAGTATCTTGCCCTTAGGGTCATAAGAGACGGGCGGGAGTAACGCCTGAAGCTGCTCAACAAGTAATTCGCTCATGCCATCGGCTCCAGAGTGACGCTGCCAAGCCGAATCCACCTGACCATAGTGGGGTCGCTAGAAGCCGAAACATTGGCAGCAGGCGTGACCAGGTCGAAGTCCACTACACCAGCAAGACTGCTGATCGCTGCAGTAAGTCGAATGCGGTAGAGGGTTTCCAGTGCCACCAACGGACCGATGACATCCGCCGCCGCCGACTCTACGGGGCTTTGCAGATCTGCCAACGTGTAACCAACTGCCGGTGCCAAACGTAGCGCCAAGTTCACACTGAGTACGGCAGGAGTGAATACCCAGACATCAGCCCCGGCCGGAGCCACGCTATCGATATAGGCCTGGCATGCGGCGATGATACCCGCTGACGAAGGTCCGCCAGCCGAGGTGATCACCACATCAATAGAGTTACCACCACGGCGCTTGGGAATGACCAGCACCGTGGATACACCGTCCACCGACAACGCCCAGCGCCGGTAGTCGGCCACATTTCCGCCGCTCGGCGGGTTGCGGAGTATGTCCAGGTAACGGGCTAAGAGACTCTCTTGTTTTTCATCGTCAGTACCGCCCTTGAGCGCTGCCAGTGTGCAGGCACTGTCCACGCCTAATGGTGGGCTGGTGAGAGTTGCCGCCCCTTCCAAACCGTTGAGCGCTGCGCCGGTATCGGTCGTGGTTACGGGCGCAACCGCAGTGCCATCAGCGGCAAATATGACCGTTGCCGTGGTTGTGAGCACGATGCCGCTAGCATTATGACGGGCCTGAGATGCGGCCAGGAGTGTACGTCCGGCTGTGCCAGTGAGAGCGATAGTGCTACCTGCTACGGTCGCCGACTTCGGATACACACCACGGGTGGCGGCGTGCTTTTTGAGTTCGTCGAAGTCCGCGCTATCAGGGAATATCTGCCTGGCAGTCCAAGCACTTTGCTGGTGGATACCTTCTGCCACTGCCGAAACCGAACTGGCGCGCACGTAGTTATCGCTGTCGCTGGTGATGTCGGCGTCCGGTAACAGCGACCGTATATCCCGCAACGCGCGAGTTCGAATGGTTTCAAATGAGGGGGCGTCGTACGCCATCAGATCACTCTCACGGAATGTTCAAAGGTCTGTCTACCGGCCGGAGCGGTGACCTCGATCAGCAAGCGCAACCAGCCGTCGTGTACTTGCTCGACGCTGATCTCAATGGATGTGGCACGTCCATCATCTATCAGGCCCTGCAGTGCTTCCTCGGCGTACTGTTTGGCCAGACGACCGACACGAGCCTTGTCCTTTTCGCGGCGTAGCTCATGCAGTCGCGAGCCCAATGATGGATCGGCCCAGTAACTGCCCACCGGAGTCATAAGACGCAGGTATACGGCGTTTGCCAGCGTTGAAATTCGCTGGCCTGTCAAATCGCCTGAGGTTGGGTTTATGCCTGCGTCCATAGGGCAGTAGATTGCCTCCCGTGCGCGCGCAACGCAGTTTCAGCTCGACGAATTATCAGCGTGCCATTGCATTCACTGTTGCTGAGTCGGTGTTGGACTGTTGCCATGCTGGTGACCGTTATAGATGTCGCGGTCGGCCTGCATGCTTCGGGTATGGTCGATGATTTCGCCAGCAGACAGGATGTTTCCATCCGCCTGGACTTCGCCAGTAGTCTCAATACGCGGCGTTTCAAACCGCACCTTAGTACCGGCCTTGACCAGAAGTGTCTGGGTTTCAACTTCGATCACGCGGCCGCGCTTGAGGTGCACGTGGTCGCCTTCGTCCGAGTAAAGTGCGACCTCTCCACCGAGTACCTTCAAACGATAACGGCCGTCCTCTGTCGCGATGACAACCGTGTGATTACTGTTCCCACCAACAGGAATGGCGATGTATTCCGCCCCCGGCAAAGGGGCCGAGGTGAAGCCGTAGTGCTGGAACAATTCGCCGGAAACAGACTCGCCGGCCAGGCCCTGCATCTCAACACCGGTTATCGCGCTCTGGGTATCGCCGACAGCCACAGCGCGAAACGCTTGCCGGAAATTTCGCCGTTCACTCGCCGCCTGAGTTTTCATCAACCGCGCCAAACTTCTCATTCAGATCCCCCGGTTAGAGCCCGCGAATGTATTCGATGAAAGCGGCATCGGGGTTTGCCTTACCCTTATGTTTCTTGACAGGATTACCGTCCAGCACCCACATTTTGTCTTCACGAAACCGCAGCTCGGTAATTGCACCCTCAGTGCGGCTCAGCCGCAGTGTTCTCGCCATCAGAAAGTAGATGCCATCCAGCTCATGTGGCTCACTGCGGATGATGACGCGCTGACCTGGCGTCCACACACGGCCGTTGCCCGCTCGATGCCCTTTGACAATTGCACGTGCCTCAAACCCTTCCAGTCGGCTGTCAGCCAACAGCTTGCGGGCACGTGTGGTGGCCATGTCCTGATTTTCACTTGAACTGTCGATCACCACTTTGGGACGAAAGATGCCACGTCTAGCCAGGGTTTCATCCTGGATGACTGAGCGTAGGTGTGATCGCGTGGTATCGAGACCATCATTGGCATATTGACCATGCTGGCCCAGGACGGTGATCTGACTGTAGCGTCCGGCAATGGATCGATGAACAGACAAACGCTCCATATTGTTGCCCTGGCCATCCTCTCGCATTACCAGGGTCGCAACAGGAGCCGAGGTGTAGTCAGGACCGCCGACGACCAATAAACCGTCAGGCTCAACCCATGGCCACAGACCGTTCGCCTCGGCGACCTGCAGGAGGGCCTCCCAGGCTGACTGGCCTGGCTCGATTTGGATACGACGACGGATCTTGGCGTTTTCAGCCCGGATCTCGACGCGGGTAATGCCCAACGGCTTTACAACCTCTTTCACGATGTCCGCCAGAGAGGCTTCACGCATGGCAACGAACGGCGTAGAGCAATCGACCAGACTGGCAGCCTTGTCTCGTCCGACCACCCGAATGAAGATGCCCCGGCGCGAGACATCATGTTCAAAGTCATCGACTTGCCCTGTCAGAACCCGGTCCTTACCCAGCGTGAGTTCACAACTCGCGCCCTCGACCAATACCTTGGGCAACTTGATGGTGTCGCGCGTGAACAACTCCAGCTCGAACCCGTCAGAGGGAGTCAGCAAGTCGGACTCGACAGACCAGCCACTCCAGGTTTCGTGCGAGAGACCGCCAATGGAAAGGCGTATGGACGCTTCAGTTTGCATAAGCCCTCATCACTGTGCCTGTAGCGATGCCATAGGGCGTGCGCAATGTTGGGTTGAGGCGCAGCAGCTCAAGCGCACGCGAGTTGTCGCCGTACCAGCGGTGAGCCAGTAAGCGCAGACTGGAGGTACTTTCCACCGTCCGGCTGAGCAGCGGTGGCCTTTGTAGAATCACCTGGCGCGCCCTGACCTGGATCAACGCCGCGATAGTGCGAAGGTCCTCGATGACCGGGAGTGCTGTTTCAATATCATAGAGTCGGCGATGCAGCAGAATGGCTGCCTGGATCAAACTGCGTACCAGGTTAACCAGGCGCTCCAGCTCTTCTGGGCTCAAGGTCAGATCATCCGCCTCGGCCTCGATCACCACGCCGATGGCCTGCGCGTTGGCCAGCGCCAATTCGGTAATCACCAGTACGACCAGGGCATAACCTGAGGCCTCCACTGGATCTGCCGGCATGGCATCGGGCACCGAGCTTTCTAGCGGTTCCTCACCTTGGCGCGCTGTCACCAATAAGGCTGTGGCCATGCGCCCAACATCGGCTGGCAATGAAGTGGTACCGGGCATACTCGACGGTACGCTCGACCGACTGAGTAGTTCTGCCGAAGTACTCGGCGTACTGCTTTGAATCGCGGCTCGGATTTCAGAGGGTGTGCGAGCCAGATCGAGCAGTGGATCGAAAGCCGAGGCAGTATTCCCCGCCATCGACGCAACGCCGGAGACAACGCCTAGGATTTGCGAGCGCATCTGCTGCAATCGTAAGGTGATGCCGGGCAGACCCAAGGCTTTTTCGATTAGTCCCGTCCATCCACCGCCGATCCAGGACTGTACCTCGGACACCAACGAGTCCAATCGGCCGAACAGATCGAGCACGCCATCTTGCCAATTGGCGCTGTCTTCAACATCAAGAGTGCCCACGTCGACGAACTCAAACTGTCGGGCGAAAAACGGCTGGCCAGGTGTGTGTTCCAGGAACTTAAGAGCCACTTCGGCGTAGTCCGGCCTGCTGGCTTGGTGGCTAATTTTGTAACCGCCACTTACAACCGTAACGCTGCCGTAGACCGGATGGATCAGCTCCCCAGGTCCACGGGTATCCAGCACCCTGAGCAACGCTTGCAACTGCAGCAGGTAGTTGACACCGTTGAACACGGCCCGCACGTCGAACTGGCGCGACCCTCGTCCCAGATCCTCGACATCATCACCATCTACGTAAGGAACACCGTGGGTTCCCAACGCACGTGCGGCCTCCAGATCTTCGTCCATGACCTCGATGGCGACGCCCTTGTAGGAGCAGTCGAGCAGGTCTTCTGCCCAGGTCATTGGCCGCGCCTCACCTGGATGTCAGCGCGCCGCTCAACTTCAGCCTGGATATAGTGCGAGTCCGTTCGCAGCTCAATGACCAACGGTTTATCGAGTAGCTGGCTGAGCCGTTCAGCGGCCGCAATCGTGCCCATGCCCGCGTCAATCGCTCGGCCAGCCACGCCAGAGGCCCAATTATTGGCGCTATCGACCGTGCCGCCCGCCGCCGTCAGTCCGGTTTCTTGTTGTGCCAATCGACGTGCCTGGGTCGAGGCCCAGTCAGAGGTCTGGTTGGGGTTTTGGTTGAGCAATGAAATTCGGTTGCGGTAAAAGGCTTCCTGGTATGTCCGCTGGCCATCATCGAGCAGCTTGTTTTTGGCCGCTAAAGCCAACCGATCTTGGTCGGTATTTACACCCGTTGAGTTTTTAAGTTGCGCAAATGCAGTAATTAAATTCCAAGGCGGCGGTAACATAAATGGCAGATAGGAAAGAGCATCACTAGATGACGCGCCTAATACCGACCCTACCGCCATCCCTAATCCTATGCCCGCTCCCTTTCCTGGCAATCCTCCTTTGCCTTTCCCCTTCTTGTCCGACCCGCCAGTGAGGTCCGGCACGGCACTTCCAAGATTTACTCCGCCGGGCCAGTTGGTAACGAACACAGATGTAACGCCTGTAGCTTCCTCCAGCACCTTACCTACAGCGATATTCGCCAACGTCTCTGGACCACCTAGAAATTTGTTGAGCAAAGCACCGGTGCCAGCCTTGGCACCTCGTGCGGCATAGTAGCCACCAGCCGCTGCAGCGGCACCGCCGAAGAGCAACTGCTCACCGGACATGTTCAAGTCATCCAATAGATAACTGCCAAAATCGGCTAACCCTTTGTTAAGCGGTTGCGCCATTCGCTCCATGGCATCACGCAAAGTCGCCTTCACACGACCAGCAGTCCCGGATGCACTGCGCGTGTTTTCGGTAAGTTGTGGAGCAAAGATGGGGCCTGATTTATCAACTTTGTCTGAGATGCTGACCATGTTGGCATTCCGGTCGCCCGTCAGCATCAAACGCCAAGCGTCTATAGCCTCCCGATCCATGCTTTTGAATGCGGTGTTAAAGAATCTGGCGCGCTCCTGGTCATTGCGCAACTTGTCGTACTTTTTCTTAATATCCGCAACGACCGCAATCGGATCTCGGCGACTCTTGTCTTTGTTGAAAAAATCAACACCTGTGACTTTGCTCACCTGAGCTTGGTAAGTTCCTGTGTTAAAAATGCTGAGGAAGTTACCCACCATCGTACGAAGGTTTTCAGGATTAGGCTCAACGTTTGATAAAGCCTCAATCAAACCCAGCGCCTGGTTGAATTTAAAGCCTGCCGCACTCGCGCGGCCTCCGACCTTGTTGAAAATATCTCCGAGATTTTCCAATTCAGCCTTGGCCTCATCTCCCGCAACTGTCATTTTCTGCAGGATC